GTATTGATCTGCTCCCAGAACAATACAGCAGAGATGCTATCAGCACCAGATGCGTTTTCAAGTACAGATAGCTGCATTTCCACGTTGATTGAAACAAGGTCATTACCAGCCGCATTCTCAAGCACAGAACTAATAAAGCTTGCTGAACCTGAAATACTGTCTGCACCAGCAGATGTTTCAATAATCGTTCCACCAAAATTAGCAGCCCCTGCAATTGTATCTGTACCACTGGCTGCTTCAATAATATCGGTGGCAAAGTATGGGTTGCCTGCCATGAGGTCATTGCCCGATGCGGCTTCAAGAATAGATGCTGGATACTCAACCCCCGGCACAGCAACTGTGTCGTTTCCTGAAGCCAGTTCAAGAACAGAACGATCATAAGCTGACCTGCCCCAAGGCCCAAATCCCCATGCACCTGATCCCCAGCCGCCTTCACTCATGTTGCCGTGAGTCGGAACTCATAAGTAACTGAGATCACGTCCCCGGATACCACAGACCGATCTCCGGGCGATTGGAAGTCTGCGGCACTGAATAACGTACCCGTCGTTCCTAAGATCGTGCTGTTACTTGTTAGGAAGGCGCCACCTACCGTTGCGGTTGCGTCAATATTAAACACAGCCTTATTAGAGGTGTTCGTTACTACCGAAGGATTGGCATTTGTTGATGCGGCAAAAGTTGCCGCTGGTCTGGTTGCATCGCTGTAGCAATCAATCTCTGTCCAGCCAGCATGGGAAGACATCGTATCCGAAGCAGCCGGTGTATTACTTGCAGCAGCACCGTATAAGCCCACATACCATGTTGTGATCTGTGCTGCCGAGTTTGCCAGTGCCGTGCCAGCCATGTACTGAAGCCCGACGTTGACTACCAAGTTATCACCCTCAGCAGTCCACTTGAGGTTGCCATCCTTATCATGGCACTCTGCATAGTACCTACCGCAGGCAACAGCCGATTCACCCCACGATGTTTTAGCGGCTAACCCGCTAGAAACTTGATCACCCGCTTTTGCTTTTTCCATCTCTATTCCATCCGTATCAAAGCATTGGTTGCTGAATTGGTCGGCATCGTAATTGTAAATTGAGTTGTGGTTGTTTTGTCAGACCCAAAATCTAAAACTGCTATCGAACGATCTGCTTTACTGCTGTTGTAAATCAATGCACATCGAGCTGTAAATGAAGCAGGATTCCAAATCACATTATCAAAATCTACGTATGCCGTCGTACCTGAATAACTTACGGTAACGCCTGTCAATACTTTCCCACCAAGTGTATACCCAGTACCGCTTACTTCATTGGTTGACGAGTAAACGGTAGTCCCTTGGTTAAGATTCGCATTTGCAGTAAACAAAGCTATTTTTAATACGTCTGTATCTAGGTCATGTATACCTAAATACAATTCATACTTAAAGCTAGTTGTCTGCCCTTGGACGATACTCATGACACTTGGACCCTAACCTGACCGTCTCGGTATGCATCCATCCTTTGCTTACCGTCCCCAAGATTCTTGAGAAGTGCAATTGATTGGACATATCTATCGCTAGCAAGCTTCATAAGATCCGGCTCAAGTTTTAAGAACGTGGTCCCTTCTAGTATGGTTGCGTTTAACAACGCAGAATCAAAGTTATCGCCTAACCACGTAGTACCTGCTATGTTGTCTACCGCAGAAACAGCTACTGTAAATCCTGATCCCGTGCCACCTAGATAAGTATTGGCACAAGTTAACGAGTCATTTGCCACATAAAAACAACCTGGGTTAGATATAGCAACTGCTGTTACTGCATTACCGGATACCGTAATTGTAGCCGTAGCTGCCGACCCACTACCACCTGTAAGCGGCACATCAAAGTACGTGCCATTCACATAACCTGATCCACCAACTATCGCGCCAACGCTATTTATTGCGCGTTGCACAATTGATGTCGGGTAAAAGTAATAGTGCAGTTCTGCACTGTAACCTGTATCAGGTGTTGGGCCGACAATAAACACAAGTTCGTTTGGAAACGTTGGATAGTCTGGACCAAACAAAGCGTAATGTTTTGGCAAGCCCGTTGACGTTGGATCAGGATACGCTTCTCTAATAAAGTTAACGTCTTTGTTTAACAAGTATAGGTATTCACCATTACTTTTTATGACGGCCAGCGAATATACCGAAAGCATGTCTGATGGACATTGCAAATATTTATTATTTGCCGTTAACGAGCCTGTGACGTTTTTACGCAGATTAGCAATCTGCACCGTATTGTAAATACGTTGCTCCGCCTGGCGGATCATGGTGTTCATGTCCGCCGTCTTAAACGTTGTTTCGAGGTAGTCTTCTACCGCCGTCACAAGCTCTTGATAATTCACGCCATCGGTCCCCGAGCCATTACACCCTTAGTTGCAGCGCCAGTGCCACGAATTTTTATGCCACTGGTTTTAATATCTTTTTCAGGATATCCAGCCGTATGGACCACAGGAACAGGCTTTGGCTTTTTAACAACCTTGATATCTTTCATTTCATACCTCGATAAGTGAACGAAGATTTTTTCTGGTTCGCCACCTTTGCCAGGTTGCGTCCCATCTTCAACATATCAGCGTTTGTCTTTCCGCCTTTAGCTAGTTTCGTTAAAGGCTTGCCAGGGTGCATTGCCTTTTCATGTTTGTGTACCGCAGTCTTTGCATCCATGATGCACTCCTATGTTAAAGATATCGTTACTGTACCAACAGCCGTTGCTGCGGCCAAGTAGTTTGGTGTTAGTCCGTCATCGTATGCAGAAGCACCGCCTACTGGATTCCACCCCCACTGTATATCTCGAGACCCTCCCGTGGGAAATCCACCAGAGGAATTAGGTAGTAACTCAAGACCATTTACCCCAGCAGTGACGTACGTTGTATCTTTTCTTGGGTTACGTACAGCCTGTGGGTCGTCCACAGGAAACATACCAAGAAGCAATTGAGGTTGATCGGGATCAAAGCACTCGTCACAAACCAATAAGTTATACCGCTTAGTTTTTATAACTTCTGTTCTGAGTTTCTTTAACTTAAATTGCTGACCACACCTATCGCACATAGCGATAGAGTTTTTACCCGAGGCATATCGATTACCCATACCCACCTCCAGATCCTATGAACTGTTGGCGTGGGACGAATCGTATGGCTGCTTTCTCTCGATCCTCGCCTGCTGCTAGGTTGAATTGCTCTTCATAAGCCATCTTCAACATATCAACTCGAGAAACAAGTTCTGGTTGCTTCATAGCAATGTAGTACGCAAGCCCAGCAACCAGACATGGTAGGAAACGAAAGTTCATATCAGCAGTCTGTATACCTGCTCCTGCGTCTTGTACTCTTCTCATTCTCCAGTAGACAAATTGATAGGTCGTACTGTTGTCTGGCGTAGGCCAGACTGTTATGGCCGGTAGGTTAGGATTGTATATTGTGGCTCCAGCCGTATGGCTTGTTGCCGTTGTTCCATTCTGTCCTCGTACAACACCACCTAACGAATTACCGTCTAACCATTGATAGAGAATATCTTCGCTATCTATCCGAATAAATCCCGCACTAGGGAGACTTGCCGTTGAACTAAGCGTGATTGTCGTTGTTGTTGAATTAATCGTAGAAGACAACGTTGCATTAGCAGGGGAAACCTGACCTGATAGCCTTTGAATCCATACTTGGATGGGCCTAGCTTGTTGTAGCTTATTTGGGATCGTAGCGTAGGTTGAAACGCTAATACGTGTAATCGTTAGGTCTGCCTGCGTAGACGATACATTCTGGCCGGTACGAATGACGTGTTCTAACAAGTCAATCGTGTCAATAGGCAATGCATACGTGTTTACGCCTGCCGTCAGGGTGATAGTCCCCTGATCAATAGTCCACATGTTGATGCCACGATTCTGCCACTCAATGGTCATCAGGTTCATGGAACGCCGAGCAGTGCGTAAGTCATAGCCAGTCCGCATCTCACGGCCAGCTCTCTCCCACGCCTCTTCGGCAATCTCAGTGAACTCTGGTGAAAACCCAGTTGAACCGCTAGTTGGCATGTTTGGCTTCCAATTCTCTTAAGTCCATAGCAACATCAGCAACGCCATGCCAGTCCTCAAGGGCTATCATGACTTGCAAATACTCTTTGAGTATCTCCTTTTGTACTTGCCAGTCTTTATAGTCTTTCATCTGAATCTCGCAGTCTTTGCGGCAATTTTTGCCGGTTGCTTAACAAACTGCTTTCCTGCGCTTTTTCCAACTCGTTTTGCTCTTGTAGTCGCAGCATACTCTGAAGGTGTAAGAGACTTAATTGCCGCCTCCGGGAGATATCGTTCGCCAGTTGCTTTTGAACCCTGTGTGCTAGGTTTGCCACTGCGTGTCCTCCACTTTTGGTCTGTCCAATCCTTCAGACTTTTCTGCGGTGCTTTCACTTCATCTTCTTTAAAGTCTGTGCCAGTCTTGCTCGTTGACCCAACTTACCCGGCGCTTTTGCTGCCTTGGCTAACTTACCTGCGGGAATAGGTTTGTCACCTTTGACACCTAATGACTTACGTAACGCACCAGGCTTCTTGATGGCTTCTTTAATCCACTTACCACCTTTAAATCCAGGAACACCTCGACCTTTTAATACATCGGCTCGAGTAACTTTTCCGTCGTCATTCAGATCAGGAAAGTCTTTAGTCACGATAACCCCCGCCTTTTTGCTTGTACTTCATAGCAAGCATCTGTGCTTTACGAGCTGACCACTGTCCCGGCGATCCGCCTTTGCCACCAGCTTTTATCTGGTTGAACAATGCTTTCCGCATTCCCGGCTTAGTGTAGTTTCCTGCTTCATTAACACGAGACTCACCGCCTTCTGCAAAGGCTATGAAGTCCGTATCGTCTCGACGCTTTTTACGCCGAGCCGTGGGCATTTTGGAAGGCATGATTGCCCCCATGCCACGAGAAGCCATCATCTCAGCACTTACCGCCGTAGTTCATTTTCTTGACTTTACCGCCAGACTTCATGCCGGTAGAACCTTTCATGGTTACTTCCATGCCACGGGTCTTACCTTTCTTGGCAATGCCGTCAGCAGCTTTATGACCAGCAGCTAGACCGCCAGCAGCATAAGCCTTACCGCCGTGCTTCATGCCTTTCATTTCTGCCATCTCATGTTTGATCATGGACTTTGGCGCGCCTTTGGCTTTCATGAAGCCAACCTCTTTCTTCATCATTGCTTTGGATTCTTTCACTTGACCACCCTTTTTCATAAATTGACCAAGATCACCGTATCCCGGTGATGCAAAACGTCCTTTGTCAGAGTCTTTCTCTAAACGTCCAGCGGCTAAACCCGGACCAAGTCCGCGAATAAGTGAGTACTTACCTTCAGGTCTTTGTTCAATATACTCATCTGTTTCTTTTACGTCTGCTTGAATGCCTTTTAAATTATCAGCACTCTTTTTTAACATGTTTTGACGGTTACGAATTTGATCGGCCATAGCCAAAATATCTTCGTCCGACATCCCGCCTTTGTTAAATTTTTTGACTTTAGCCATTGCAAATTCCTTACCTACTGACATTGGAACACCAACCTTCTTTGCAAACGATGGACTATGCGCCACCGCTTGCATGAAACGTTTCTGTTTTTCAGAAACAGGTGGCATTACATCTTTACCATCGTGCCACGAGTGCGTCCTTTTTTGACGCATCCGTCAGCGGCTTTGACGTAACCACCATTCTTAGCGGTTGCAACTTCTACTTCCAATTCTGCTTTCTTAACAGGCTTGGGTCTAGGCTTTGGCTTCTTAGGTGCAAGACGTGGATCGTATTCGGACGATGCCATATCTGGTGGGCTGGGTACGTTATTTGTCACTGACATGATCATCCTTTCTTAGCGAGGGCATCAATTTTTGCTTCAAGCCGTTCAAAGCCTGAGTCAAATCGTTCCATAATTTTTTCAAGATCCGCACGAACTTCTGCACGAGTGATGTGATCACGGGCAATTTCCTCCCGAGTTCTATTCAGTAGGATCTGGATGCGTTTTTGTTCATCAGAAGAGTTCTTCAACATGAACATCACCAGTCCCACTAAAAACGACGTGATTAAATTCCAAACCAGCGTACCCGTTTCCATCTAACACTTCCAAGCCCTTAACGATTTATTGATACGGCTGTTTGGATCATTAGCGGTTTTAGCCGACGTAAGCTTCTTCTTCATCCCTTCCATCCTGGCGCAGAATGATTTCTTACGTGGGCCACCTTCAGGCTGAGGTGCTTTAAGCCCCGGCTTCCCCGGATTGGCTGCGTTATAAGACGCACGTCCTTTGGCGTTCAATCCACCTTTCTCGGACTTGCCTTCTTTTCTTTGCCAAGCCGGTGTCTTAGCCATGGCTTACCCGCAGATTAGTGTCACTGCCGTGACATTGGTAGGCGTAACAGTAGCAAAGTCATCATTACTAAATGCAGTACGGATACCTTCAGCCGCCATATATAAACTATTTACTTGCGTAGCAGAAGCTGGCGTATCTATTTCCAACAGGATTTGTGAGTCACTATTTCTTGTGACAATCACTGTCCCTGCTGAAGCACCCGCTAAGTAATACAGACCTTTGATACGTGTGGCCGGTAATGCCAACGCACCACCATACCCAACCGTAATAGCCCCGGTCGTAGCAGCGCTTACCGTGATAGATGAAATTTGTGCAAAGTAGTTTGTGCTGTAAACCGTTGTCGCATTAGGACCGGTTACAACTTCAGTCACACTTGCGCCTGCAACCGACCTGCCAACAATCGTAAAGGTTTTGCCTGACTCATCAGACCCACCTGTAATCGATACCTTATAGCCGTATCCATTAATTCCCGGTTGGGTCTTTAACAGGGTTAAAGCTCCAGCGCCAGAAGGTGTAACTGAGGCCACATAAAAATTAGCACTAGACCTAATCTTTACCGACCATACATCATATTGCATCCCCATGATGCACTCCTAATTAGGCTGCGGTCGTGATAGCAGTCCAAGTCGTAGCACCGTCCGTATTGATGTAGGCGCGAGTACTGGTCGAAGACCCATCAGTGCGGAGATACAACGACCCTTGAGCTGCCGATACCGTTGGCGCGCCAGAACCTACAAAAATACCTAGGTTAGCGGTGGAAGACATTAAGAACGCCGCCATACCGCCAGCGGCAGGAGCAGTACCGCTATCAGCAGTTACGTTACCCGTGGCAGAAAGCGAAGCGACAGTAGTTGCAGCGCCAAACGTAGCGTCAACAGTGACAGCACCCGTCGTGGCATTAACTGAAATATCTTGGAATCCAGCAACCGATCTAACTGGACCAGTGAATGTGGTGTTAGCCATTTCATTCCTTACATGCGATACGGTGTATTAGTCTGCATGTTCGTCAGCCGGGACTGTCTAATACACCGGATAACCCCGGAATAGTATGGTTTTATCAGTTTATAGGGGTGGTGTCAATGCGTTTGGCTTTGATTAACGCTAGGTCGTTTTCTGTTGGTCTTGCATCCTTTCCTGCGTAAGTAAAAGTGTAACCTTTTAGTTTTCCTTTGCTTATTGGGTTGCCCGAAGCTAAGGCGCGCCGAAGCGTTGGCATAGGTATGTCATAGCATGAAAGTACTTCTGTAAGACTAGGAAACAGGATACCTTCCGGCATAGAAAAAACTGGCTTTCTCATTTTTAACTTAGTTTCGTCTGTATGTTTCTTACCCAAAAAAGATTTATGGCTGCGGCCTTCCTCAATATTTCGCCTGATTTTTTTCAAGCCTTCTTCTGACACTTTCCTACCTGGTGCTTTTGGTTTGCCTCTTTGTGCATCACCAATCTTTTTCTTTACTTCTTCGGAAAGGGTCTTGCCGTAGCGGTAATGATTCTCGCCGCTTGTTGGTGTTCTGTTTTGCCTTATCTTTTGACGAGTTTCTTCCGAATGTTTCTTGCCAACTCGAGGGTGATTAAAGTAGTCGGCTGCGTAAAAATCTTTAAGAGTCTTAGAGATTTGTTCTTTCTGGGATAGTCGCATTGTCCTGCCAAAATTAGGCGTTACCTCTGGCGGCGCATTTCTCCAAGGGGCTTCAGATGTGTATCCGCTGTTATAGCAGTACTCTTTACCAACGTGTTGCACAAGATAGGTGTCTTCTATCAACTGTAGAGAATGCACTTCTGCCACTTCTTCCACAACAACAAACTCAAATTTACTTTCGCCGTATTTGTTCCAAGACGCCTGAAGGTGTTTGCAATGATGTCGATTGCCTCTCAACAACTTTCGATGCTGGCGAAATCTAACTTTTTTATTTGTCGTGCTTCCTATATAAAACTTGTTGTTTACAAGATTGATAATTTTGTAGATGACCTGCGACATACACTTCTCCTTGCGATATAAAACTGTCTTCGTAATGTACCGCTTGGAACCTCTGATGTCAATAGAAAATAAAAAACCCCGCCTAAGCGGGGTTCTAAACCAATCTAAGTGATTGATTTATATGGGTTATGCTCCGGGAGAACCGAAGATACCAAGCGGATCGCTCACTCCGAAGGAGTACCTCTCACGACTTTTATATCTGACATTCCCGGTGTCGAAGTCTCCATCCATTGACGTACTCAACGGTGTACGCACGAAGTGCTTCAGTCCGTTAGGAACATCGGTGGTGAGGAACCAGGCGTTGGTGTCAGTCAAGAAGTGATTGACTGTATAGCCTTCAGGGATTGAACCCATCATCTTCAGTGCATTCACATCGTTGTCTGCTGTAGCCACACGAAGCTCGGTTTGCAGCAAGCGGGTTGCTGTAAACATAAGATTCGGGGGGACTACCAACTTGCGTGGCTTGGCTGCGATCAACAGGCCACGTTCGTCGGTCCAGCCTGCGATTTGAATCACGGCGTTTTCCAACGACGTTTCATTCAAGTCAGCAGCGGTAGACGGCGTGTTGCTGTTGGTGCCACCAGAGATGAGGGGATGAGCTGTTGAGAACAAAGGCTGGCCGTCACCGTAGGTAACGACGGAATTAAAGCCGTTGTTCAGAACTGCTGCTGCCTTCACCTGTTTGGTGTAAGCCATGGCACGAGCCAGTGCTTTGGTGTAACGAGACGACAGGGTGTCGTACAGGTTATCTTCCACGGCCTCTTCGGTAATCGAAAAGCCCATAGCAATGGTTTCGTGGTTGTACCTTGCGGTCCATGCTTCTTGTGCGTTGTCGTATGCAATCGCACTACCTTCCGGTTTCACCGGTGCGGCACTAAAGCCTGACAGCTTGGTTTCCTCTTCGAAAGAACGTTCAGAAGATTCAGTTTCGTAAATCTCCTTATGCTCTTCACCATAACGAGCATACTCCAGACCGAACAAAGCGTTCAAGCCGGGGAGAAGCTCTTTCAGTAGTTGTGCGCGTGAAATAGCCATTTAAATATCCCCTTAAACGCCAGTTGCGAACTGGTAGCTGTGGTAGCCCTGGTTCCACTTAACGAGGACTTCAGGATAACCAACGAAGGTTACGGTCTGTCCAGACGCTAAAGTGATTGCCGAAGCTAGGGTCACCGTCGTGCTGTTGACGTTTACAACGTAGTTGTATGAACCACTACGGAACGCACCAGCCGTTGCCGTAGGAGCAATGATTTGCATACCTGCTTGCAAACCAGTGACTGCCGATGCCAACGTGAGGGTGGTCGAAGAACCCGAAGTGCTACCCGTACCCGTAAGGGTATAAGCGGTTTCAGGAACGACTGCAACGATACGGAAAGGAAGCGCTGTCGTAACACGCTTGTTACCAGTACCGTTTGTTGGGTTGTCTGCCGAAACAGCCATGGCTGAGTTACCAGTGATAGTACTACCAGCAGTGCCGGTAACTGCATACACGTTAGTACCAACCAAACCAGTCGAAGCATAACCAATCGTGGTTGCTGTGTTAGACACAGAACTAGATTGACCAACCATGGCAACCTTAAAGACTGCCGAAGGATCATCCACAACATAAGCTACTGCGTCATTGGCTGCGGTTGAAGCAGGCCAATACTGTGCGAACAGCTTTTGTCCAGTGGAAGGATTGGTATACGAGCAACCTACAAATACCCCGATCTGACCGGCGCGAGCCGTTGTTGTGGTAGATGTAGACATACCCGTGATATTGATTGCACCACCCGAAAGCTCAACCAGATCACCATTAAAGATGCTCGTGGAATAAGCGTAAGGGATGGGAATCTGCCGAGTTGCTCCAGCATAGGGTAGGCCGTTTAGTTCGTTAATCGGCACAAAACCAAATGCGGAGCTGACAGTGGGATAAGCCATCTCTAACTCCTAAGTTTAAGAAGATCCACGTCCGAAAGTAACCTTACTCTGCCGATCTTTGAATAACGGCATTCTCGAGTCATTTTCTCGCATGAAGTTATTGTCTACAGATTGCATCTGAGCATCAGTTTGTTTCTGATAAAACTCATTGCGCTGACCGACCATTTCTGAAGGTGTTTTGCAAAGCAATAGACCACCGATCTCAATGCTGTCTGGAAACCGCGAGGTTTGACCAGCCATCATCTGAATCTCAGGATGCATCGAAGCTTTAACAGGTTCCCAGCCTTCACGTAACTTGGAAGAAATATGACGTGGATCAGCTTCACCCAAAGTACTTATACGAATCCAGCGAAAGTTATAACCTGGCTCCGGTGTTGGATCAGGCAATAACTGCGGCGGCATCCACTGCTTCGGACGTTCAACCGTTTCTCTTGACTCGCGTTGACCTCGTTCTTGCTTTTCCATCTCAATTCCTTTGTAGTTTTGCCACTTCGCGTGCATATACCTCAAGGGGTATCTTGTAGCGATTAGCATAATCAACCTGTTTCTGTGTCAGCTTTACCTTTTTAGGGGCTGTGCTGCGCGTAGCAGGTGCCACATTTGACTTAACTGAACGCTGAACTCTTTCAGGTGGTTCCTCGGCGTCAAAGTATTCCGGGAACACTTGTCTCATACGAGTATTTAGTTTCTCGTAGTACTCATCAGACGATGCATCGACGCCTTGCTTAATGAGCTTGGAGTGATACGCCAAGACAAACCCTGTCATTTCATCGTCTGAGCCAAACCAGGGGTTATCCTTTTTCCATGATTCGGCTTTAGGATCAACCCTCGGTGCCTCAATATGTACTTCTTTTTCAGGCTCTTGTCTAGTCGGCCTAAAGTTATTAACTCGTTCCAACTTTATTTTGGCTGAAGTTAACTCTTCGTGAGCCGAAACTAATCGATCACTGTCGCCAGATTCATACGCCTCCGTGTATTTCTTCTTGGCTTCTTCTACTTCCTTGGCGACTGTTTTTTTAGCCTGCTCAAGTAAAGCCTGTTGCCCTTCCGATAAAGAACTCTTTAGTTTTTTGTTCTCTTCGGCAATAGCTTGGGCTACACGAAACGCTTCTTCCTTGGCACGTTCCGCTTCTTCGGCGCGGCTTTTTTCAGTCTTGTATCCTTTATATAAATGATCAATCCGTTGTTTAACTCTATCGCTGTACTCTTTAACTTCTGAGTCATCAAGAGGTTTTGGATCTTCACGAAGTTTTGGGTACTTAGGCTTTTCGTCTTCGACGATTTCAACCTCTACATCACCCTCCACCTCAACTTCAATCTTCTCTTCCTTCTCGTCAGGAAACTTGTACTCTTCGCTCATATATCCTCCTAAGCTCTCGAAATGCCGCGAGGATCTTGAACAACGGCTTCAACCGAATCATCATTAATGATCCGAAACTCTTTGCCGTGAATCTTGATCCGCGTACCCGTGTTAGGACGAACAAGAACAAAGTCACCTACTTTGCATGAAGGCCCGCTAGGAAAACGCGTCTTATCTTTATACGCATCTGGTCCTAACTTAACTACAAACAAAACTGGCGATAACACTTCTTCGTAGTACACAGTCGATCCAGCCTTAACTAGTCCACTGTCATACTCCTCATCCACTTCGGGAAGTACACACAACACATGATAGGTAGAAGGTTCCGGCAACTGTTTTGCCTTTTCCTCTGCCGTCTCAGGCAACGTTGTTGCCGACTCTCCATCTTGGGAGATTAGTAACTCACTCATCTTCATCTTCCTTTATACGACTCTCAAGGTCTTGTACTTCTATCTGTGCAGATCGTAGACCTCGGATAACGCCGCACAGTTCTCGATACTCGGCATAATCTTTTGCCGAGCCGTTGCTCACAGACTCATTCAAATTTTGAATGCGGTCTTGTAGTTTCTTTTGGAGTAAATCAAACACAGAGTTCATGGCCCATTTCTTTCATCGTTTCTTCGATAACTTTGTTTGTTTTCTCTTCCCCAATAATTTTGGAAAAGTGCTCTTGAATATCTTCTACCGGACGACCTATTTCTAGCCACCCTATTACATAATTTCTTATTCTGTCTTCCCACACGTTGTTATATTTTGTTCCATTGGGCCTGCCAAACCTATGTATCCATCTTAAAAATGGAAGACATAATGTTCGATTACCTGCTTGGCGGAATTTTTCATGTATATAAAACTCTTCTCCGCCAAAACCTTTAAAGTTTCTGTTAAACCCTAGCCATGCGTCCTTCTTACATGTGAATAATCCAAGGCCTTGTGCAGGTATATCAAATGGTTCCCCATCTTTATTTCTTGCTCGTTCATCAAAGCCCCATACGCCAAACATACCTTCATTCCATCGAGGCTCAAAATGAGTAGACATTAAATAAATATCGTCGTGTACAAGTGGTCCTTGTAATAAATCTTTTGTGTCTTGATTTAAATCGTAATATTCCAAAAGTCTTTTAACTGAACCTGGCTCTAGTAGGACATGTGAATCTAAACACATCACATATTCGGTATCAGCTTCTTCAAAGATTAAATCTCTAACTGCCGTTCCTTTTATTTTGTCTGTGTTTATATACTTGCTGTTTGGAACATAAGACTTTAGAAAATTCTCTATGTGTTTTGAGTGAGTACCATTTACACAGTTATCAATAACAAGGTATTTAATGCGAGAGACATCGGCATCTTGGTGATAATAACGAAGAGACTGAACAGTGAAATAAACGCCATCAAAATCTTCATAGACCGCCATGCCGATAGTTATATCTCTCACAATTGCTCTTACCTTAGCTTAGTTAACACATCAGCTTTTAACTTCTTGTCAAAGTCAGACGACTTTGCCGCAATACGTTGCTGTTCTTTACGTGCTTCAACAGCGATCCGTTCTTGCTCAACCTGTAATCTTGCTTGTGCAAGTGCAATATCTGCTGCATCTTTAGCGGCTTTTCGCTTAACTTCTTCGGCTTTGATTTGAAGTTCTGCTTGCTGCATCTGAACCATCGGGTCTTGGGCCTGTTGCATAGCCTGAGCCTGTTTGGCTTGGGCCATATTCATCTGTAAGAGCTGTGTACCTGCTTGTGCGGTCAGTCTTGAGATCTCTACCTCTACGTCATCGGGTAATTTCTCGTTAGGCGGCGGTAAAGGAACACCGATTTGCTCTTCAATTTTCTTCCTATATAGGAAAGACAGATGTTCTGCGACGTGAGCCTGTACTGCTGACGCGATTTGTTGCGCCATAGGGTTCTGGCCGATCATTTGCATGATCATTGGGTCTTGGATAAAGGACATATGCGTCGCTATATGCGCGTCATGGTCCTGATAAATGAACGCTTTTGTGGGTTCCATCCGCAAAAACGCCATGTTTTCTGATACAGGGTCTTTTGGATGCTGATCTTCAGGTAGTGGAACCAACTTATCGGCGTTTTTCACCCCTAAAACTTCAATCATTTGCCGGTGTAACTGGGGCAAATCATAAATTTGGGGTGCTTGAGCCGCTAATTGAATGACCGCTTGGTACTGCATGATCCTTTGCGCCATGGTTGCAGCGTTTGGATCACTAACAGGGATGATATCGACGTGTTCGTAGTCCTCTTGTTTCGCTTTGCGGTTACCACCTTCAGGGATGTAGGCATATTCTTCAGGGGTGTAGTCCCGAATAATGTCCCTTAATAGTTTAAATTCCTGTTTCATCGCCGCATGAACACGCGCTTGCACGGCACTCATGGTCTTTAACTGTCTCTCTAGAAGAGCTAAGGTCGTTCCGACTGGAGCCTGAGACGACATATCACTGACTTTCATGTCAGCAATAGAGCCTAATCGCCTTCCTTCCTCGCTTATCTTGTCTAATAAAGCAGCTAAAACCTGTGACGGCTCCTTATAAGGAAGCGTCATGATGTTGTCTTTAATAGCACCGCTAGGTACGTCAACGTCTCTAAATTCGCCAGGTGCAATCGGGGTGTCGTCACCCTTAACTCTTAAACCTCGAGATTTGAGACCTCCGGGCAGGTTAGATAATGTCCCTGCGTCTACCAGTTGCCTGATCAACATGGTGCCTGCTCGAGCATATCCTCCAATAAGATGGATATAACCAAACCCATAGGCTCCAAATCCTGGGACGTAATCGTACTGAACTAAGTGTTGACGCTTCCTATATAAGTGATCGCCTTCACGCCAGTTACGATAAATCGATAAGACTTTGTTGGTTCCTTTATCAATCGTAATAATATAAGGAACGGCGATGTCATCATCTACTTCATAGCCAGGTAAGTTATAGTCAACCTGTATCTCACAAATGAGATATCGATCATCGTCATTAATTGAAAACCCAGTCTCGTCGGCTTTCTTTTCTTCGATGTCATTAATAACTTTTACTGGTTCGCCAAGTTCTACATCTCTATAAAAGCCTTTTACTTGTAAACGATGGATATCGTTTTTTGTCTTACGCATCATATGGGTGACACGTTCCGCTGTCCTTGCGCCTGACGAGCCATAAGGAATAATCACGTCTTCAGCCGGAATAAATATGGATGTCTCACGTCCTAAATTAGGATCGTAGTAAACCTTTTTAAAAGCAGCGCCGCTTAGGCCTAAGTTAAACAACATCCGTTCATGTTCAGGTCTGTATTCAGGGATTGTTTCGGTTAAACGATAGTTCATATCGTCACGAACACGTTCTGCGGAGTCTTCTTTTTCTTTTGTTATCTGGCCTATGATTTCTGTTTTAACTGGGCCTTGAGCAGGAAAGGTCTCGATAATCATTTCTGATTGAAACCGCACGGCTGCTTCTGTTAATAAGGTAGAGAACACGCCACAGGCACCGTTCCAAGGTTCTGTCCTCTCTTCATATTTCATACCAAGGACTTCTAAGCCTTTGACGTACATATCGACCCAGTCTTTTCTAGATCCAATATCTGCGTCTACCTCACCCATTAAATCAGACGCCAAGGTTTGAAGTTCTGACTCCGACATATAGTCAGCCAGATTTGCATCAAAGTCTTCTGCGGTTTCTTCGCCTTGTTCTAAAACAACCTCAAGTCCATCCATGCCGATGGTTACAGACTCGGGGTTTTCAATTTCAATCTCAATTTCTGCGTCGTCAGACATCAGGGGTTCAAGGGGCTTATCTAACATGGTCTATCCTTAATAGTAGGCTTTCCGTCGAAAGGTTTGCGGCTCATCTTCCTCGTCAGATGCCAGTCTTAAGAAGCCGCCTTGCCTGAATCGTATCAGCGCTTGAACACTTGAGTCTACGAGGTCATCATGTTCTGCATTAGGGAATGCCGCCATTTGCTCTACGACTTCATCAGCCCAGCGGGTATCTGGTCGCCACACCTTACCTGATCGAAACAGATCCGATACTGAATTAATCCTAACGAATTTATCGTTTCCTCTTACCGGGGTGTACTCAGAGACAGGAACTCCCATTTGTCTTAATTCAAAAACCAAAGGCGCGCCAGCAGCTTTTGCCTCGATAATGCAAGCGTCAGGTTCCCAGTATTTATACTGATTTAAAGCTTTGTCTTTTAATTCAGGAAACTCCATCCTTTTTTGGAAGGCATCTAACATGATGATGTTAGCGTCTCGTTTATCCTCATCTTTATAAAACACACCCCATGTTGTACATGCTGAGAAGTCAGCTCGCTCACTCTTTGTAAATGCGGTGTCCCAACTCTGAATAATAAATTCACAAGGCGGCGGATCGTCTTTCTCCCATAGCTGCCACCATTCTCTTTTAATAATGGCACCTTCTTCGCCGGTTGGCTGTTGTTGATATTGTGCATTCCACTTAGAAGGAGGTAGTTCTTCCCGTAAAGCCTCGAGTTCTTTTAACGACCAAAACTCCGGCCATAAAGGATTACCACTTGGCATAATGGCAGGGAGTTCAATGACTTCCCACTCTTCATGCTTTTCCCTTTTCGCCGCTTCGCTAATTATCTTCCCTGTAAGGTCTCTGTCCGACCACCTTGTCATGACCACGACTATGGTCCCCCCAGGCTGAAGACGCTGTCTTGGACCTGACGTATACCACTCAAAGACCTTATCAAACACAGAAGGATCGCCTAGTGTGGCTTCCTGTTCTGAATGCGGATCATCAATAATTAAAAGATCCGCACCTTTACCCGTTACCGTACCGCCTACACCGATAGCAAAGTACTCGCCGTCATGATTCGTCGCCCACCTGCCTGCGGCTTTACTGTCCTGCCGTAAAGAAACGTTAGGAAATACTTCTGAGTACTGCTCACTCATCACTAAGTTCCTAACCTTTCTTCCGAAGTTCACCGCCAAATCCGCCGTGTTTGATGTCTGTATTACTTTCCTTTTAGGAAACTTACCGAGATACCAACTTGGTAATAAGTAACTTGCAAACTCAGATTTTGTGTGCCTTGGTGCCAAGTTAATAATTAACCGTTTAATCTTTCCCTCAGCGATCTCTTCAAACTTCTGCCCCATCAACGCATGGTGCCTTCCACCAATAAATCCAGGCCACATCTTCTTCACGTAGTTCATGAACTTCGCTTGGCATCGCTCTCTTTCTACAGCGTTTTTATAAGCCATGACTTGACTTAATAACTTCTCCTGCTCCGCCACAGGAAGCTTCTGTATCAAGTCATCTAATTTCATAGACATACGTAGGCCCGTGACCTAAATCCTTAATGTTCTCGTCCTTAAATAATTCTTCTTTGCTCACATAACCTTTATACCAACCACCTTCGTCGTCAATCACCATCAAGACATACAAATCACACGGACTCCTCTTCTTATTAATCGTCGCCACTAATCTCCCCGTCTTGTACCTCGTACTCTTCACATCAATAGACTTCCCGTCTTTTGTATAAAAGTCCGCATCAGCCTTCCTTGCACTCAAATTCACAAAGTAGTTAAACATCTTCCCAAAACAAACCTCTCCAATCATGCCGTCTATATCCGCCTGTAATCCATCTTCCATCCTTTTCATATCCACATGATGTTCCCTACTGTACTCATACCTCTCCCTAGCCACCATCATGACTACCTTCTTCTCCACCTCCGTTAAATCAACCCTTCTCAATCCAAATTCCTAAAGTTGATATATATAGGCCGAATCGTACGTCCTCTCTTACCTACCTTCTTAACCGCGCCGATCCTTACTAACTGGTCCACTATCCGCTTCGTATTCCCTATCCCCATCTTCCCCCTTAAGTACGCCAATTCCCTCAACGTAGGGCTGTATTGGAACTTCTTCCAATACTCATCAATCAATATAAACATATCCCTCTGTACCGGTGACATAACTCCAATACACTCCTCAAATGTCGAATTCTTGGTGAACTTTGGTACACTGACCATTTCACATATTCTATAACCTATACCGCAAACTCCATAAACGTTTATGTAGTTTTGGTATACATAGCTGTAAGTTGGTATATATCCTCATACAAGATGGTACCTAATCGTACTTGGAAATTTTCGCTATTTTATTTATCACTCTCAGGGTCGGAATTTTGAAAGGGGGTGGGGGTATCTGATTGGGAGGTGGATGATTCGTGGGGAATAGTATGTACATGCGGACGGGACTCCGATTCAGCGTCAGGGGGGGTGGGGGAGGGGTGGGTTCCACCCAGTTCCTGTATCAACGAGGTGGGGTCTACATCGATGGCGTGCGCCTTCAGCATGTCCGAGAGCATGTCCATGATCTGATCGCGCGCGTGTTCGCTCGATGAAACATGCGTGATTTCTTTTCGATCAACAAAGGCTGATACCTCAGCAACAGTGCCAAGTACTTTGGCCGCTGCTACTTTTTGCGCTTGTTTGGTCTCTGGATCGATCAGGGTTTGGACGAGAGACTGGATCACAAGTTCCCGAAGGGCAATAGGGGTTCGATATTTCGCACTCTCAATTGCCAGTTCGTAAGCTTCGATCTCTCGCTTGATTCGCTCGTCACGCATCAATGCATATGGCTGTGCGGATAACGTTCGCTTTGTTGCGTTCGCTTTGTATGCGTCTCTATATGCTTGGGCCTTAGTTGCCCCCTCTGCTACTCGTCGGGCAAAAGTACGTTGTTTGTGGGTTAACCCTCGGGAAACGGTTTTTCCGAACAATAGTTCGTTGGGTATTGTCTCTAGACTTTCTTTTGCTTGTTTACGTGAAAGCTTCATAGGCTATTGCCCTTCGGGCTAGGTTCGGATCGCGCGATTCTAATGGGAACAAATGCGGAAAACAACAAACCCGCTAAATATCGCTTGCACTGGTAAGAAAAACTGCACTACAATGGGATTTCATACACCAAAAGGATTAGGAGATAACACAAATGAACGGATTTACAAATGCAGCGACTTGGATTGTTTTTCGTGACATGTTTTCGAATGTGATCCCGTACCAGATTATCGGGTGCGATCGCAAGCCTTCAATCGATGAACTCTCACAATCCCTTCGTTTGATTGCCGTTAATCAAGCCTTTGATACATCAACTGAAGGCTTTGCAAGGGATTGCGCGATCGCTTTTCTTGAGGATGTAAGTTTTTTCCAGATCGCCGAAGTCATGCTTGAAAACTACTATGCAGAGGATTTTGCTTAATAAACCACCAAAGGAGCAACGCATGAAAACCTACACAGTCACAGTCACAGTCTCTGTTACCCGGGCAATCAGCGCCGAATCCGAGGAGGAACTGCGCGATCTGATCCTCAATGGATGTACTGACATTGACGAAGAACTGAATTGCGCCGATTACCAGATTGACATTATCGACGTCGAAGAAGAGTAAACCGCTATAGATTTGGAGCTGGTCCAAACCCTTTTTTTTGGAGTGTAAAAATGCTTTTAATCAGCAAAACCTACGAAGTAATCACGCACGAATCCGCCGAGCATGGCGAAGTTGAAGAGTCAGGTTTTGAGTACGAATCCGAGTCTTTTTCTTTTCGTGATTTGGTTCGTGAGTTGCGTTATTTTCCTCACCCTTCATGTTCGGTTATCGGTCCGGGTGTTTGGGTATCGAGCGAACCCGAACAAGACTATAGGACCGGTGAGTACAGGTCCGAACACTTGCACTTTGTCGGACCGGAGAGAAAAGAAAAGTACTGGATTAAAGCCCTAAAGCTTGCCCTCAAGTAGTTCAATTAAAGCCCTTCGCGGAGGGCTTTTGTGGACCTACTACGGAGATAACAAATGAGACTTAGAGAAAATCACCCGGCACTCGAACATGCCGTCACAATACACCCGAAGACGGTTAAACCCTTAGCCGACTATGCTTCGCGACTACTCAAGCCTGCTAGCGGCAATGCCAAGCTTGGTGCGGGTTCGAACGTCGTCACCAAGGGAAAATGGTCCGGCATGGCCATGTATACGTTAACCCTCGAGGAAAGGGCTACATGCTCCCGGACATGTCAGCAATGGGCTAGGTGTTTTGGGAACAATATGGGGTTCGCTCACCGTATCTCATCCGACGAACCCGAATTACTCGAAATGAGACTTAATGACGAACTCGAGCATTTGTCGCGGGTACATCCTGACGGTTTTGTAATCCGCCTTCATGTCTTAGGTGATTTTTATAGTCCGGAGTACGTAAACTTTTGGGCTAATGCCCTTCGGGCATACCCTGCACTACATGTCTTCGGGTACACCCATAGGACCGAAGGTCCGATCGCCGAAGCCATAGCCGAGAATTTGCAGACTGACCGAGCATGGATCCGATGGTCCGACAAAGGCGGTGAAATGTCCGCTAATGTTCACGGCGAAGGTATAACATGCCCGGAGCAAACCGGGAAAACCTCCTCATGCCTGACATGCGGGCTTTGTTGGACCACCACCAAGGCAATAGCCTTTATCGAGCATTAGCATGAAAGTCTACGTACTCATGGCAGGCGTCGATGTTATCGGCGTCTTTACCACCGAAGCTTTAGCCTTTCAAGCCGCGCGCAAGTTGGGCCTTCGGTCCTACGTTATCGACGATTTCATCCTGAAATGAACCGAACCGCCGAAAAGGTTATCGACATGTACAGCGAACATGCTTATGTCTTTTGCGTGTACATGGCAAGCAAGTTTTCATCCGACAGCCTAGGCTATCGATATTGGCTAGGCGTCGCTCAATTAGTAGACCAAAAGGAGAATCAACATGATGCCCAATAGGACGGCCGACGAGATGTTGTTTGAGTACGGATCCCGACTCACTCAAGATCAACGCGATTTTCTCTATGCGTTCATCCAGATTTGGGAGTTCGTAGACCGTCACGGTCAAAACCTCGAACCCTTAGTCGATATCTATGACCATTGGATTAACACTCAGATTCTGGAAGGCAAAAAATCAGACGCTGAATTTTTGGAGTCGCTATGCTAGATCATCGCCAAAAGTACGCACTCGAAATGGCAGTTTACGAGCTGGTCAACGCCGTCCAATCTACCCGGGCAACCAACAATGGGGAACAATATGAATATTGAGACATACCATGATCCTGATCGCGCAGGATTGAATGACGAACATCTGGACAACACTTATCTGGCCGAGTCATTCCCAAACGCAAACAGTCCTGCTGAACTTTACCGACAGGTTTACAAATGGACTTCCTGTGGCGCATACCTCAGCGCCAGAATCAATTATTTTGAAACTATCGAGCCGGACGGATTCAACGATTACCCTTCAGACATCGAACGGTCTGAATGGGTTCATTGCGGCGAACTGCACAAGCTTGGGTCATGGAAAGACCTTGACGAGAAAGGCATCCTGATAACTGCGCTTTTGGTCGGTTCAATTGTCGAAGGCGTGGACTATGGTACGGACGATATCGAACTTGAGATCAACCAACTAGACGAAGAACCAGACGACTTTCGCAAACGTTTTTATGCTGCGGTCGAAGAAGTAGAAAACCAAGCTTCAGATATCTGGAATAACACGCATGGTTGCGAAGGTTGCGCGGCTCATTGGAGAGAAGAAGGGTTTGAAACAAACGAGTGGGGCGAAGCGATGGAAGGTTGCGACGCAATGACGCCTGTCTGGAAAGACTGCCCCGACTGCCAAGGCCACGGCACTATTATATGAGGCACGAGAATGAAACGTCTAACTGATCTGGTCTTAGACCTTGTTGTGATGGTTGTTTCCGGTGTTGCACTTGGTTGGATGATGGTGAAGTGGTGGTTTTCTGAATGAGGTTCTTCACTGGCTTGCATCACCCCGCAGACTCGAAACACTTTGAGTCTGCTTTCATTTCCGTAAACACCATACGGAATCGCAAAAGCCATTTTCCGGCTAACGACTGGATCATGGATTCAGGTGCATTCACTGAGGTGGTCAGACATGGGGGATACCGTTTCCCCGTGTCTGAATATGCCCATCACATCAAACGATTTTCTACCTGCGGCAACCTACTAGCCGCAGTGTCCCAGGATTTTATGTGCGAAGCATTTGTCCTAAAAATGACCGGGAAAACCATACCCGAACATCAACGCATGACCATCGAACGCTACGACGAGCTGCTTCAACATGATGTTGGAGGTGTCTATATCATTCCGGTCCTGCAAGGGTACGACCCACAAGACTACGTCAATCACATACGCATGTACGGCGAACGCCTAAAGCAAGGCATGTGGGTCGGTGTGGGGTCCGTATGCAAACGCAACAGCAACATCGAATCCATCGAGCAAGTGCTACTCGCTATCAAAACCGAACGTCCCGATCTACGTCTTCACGGGTTTGGTGTGAAGACTACTGCCCTATCATCCGGGTTAGTCAGAGAATTGCTTTATACAGCAGACTCTATGGCATGGTCTTTTGCCGCTCGATACGAACGCCGCAACGGAAATGATTGGCGGGAAGCGAAAGTGTTTGAAGATCGCATCAATACCATGCAATATCAAAAGCCTTTGTTCATCTAGGATATTTATGTACTTAGCGATTGCCATCTACACCTTTGCCATGACGCTTGCCAACTTGAGTGTTGCGGCTTTCGGGCCTTCGGTTACACCGTTAAATGCTTTTCTGTTCATTGGTCTAGACCTTACCCTTCGGGACTGGTTGCATGTGCGTCTTAAGTTTTGGCAGATGGGCATCTTGATTGCTGTTTCAGGACTTCTAACGTTGCTTCTGAACCCTGCGTCCGGTCTGATTGCCATCGCATCAGCAGTTGCTTTTACTGCTGCCGCTAGCGTGGATTGGGCAGTCTTCGCCAAGCTCCGTGGCAGTTGGTCTATCAGGGCCAACGCCAGTAATGTTGCCGGTGCTATGGTGGACTCACTTCTATTCCCGACAATTGCTTTTGGCGTGTTAATGCCACACATCATCGCCATGCAGTTTGCAGGCAAGGTTATTGGTGGCTTTCTTTGGTCGCTCATTTTGAAAGGCAACCATGAAGAATAAGACGATGTTCGCCATCTATTTGATGGAAGATGAATCCGGATTTGTGCGGGTCAGTGCCGACCATTACGGCCCAGGCGAGGCGAGTTATTCCCTTGGTATGGAAATGCTCATGTTCCTGAAGCATACCGAAAGGGAAAACCCCTCCCACATGAAAGTTGAAGGGGTCTTTTATGCTTTACAAACGCAGTGATTTTGTAAGTGAGAGTCCGGCTTTTAGTATCCCAACCTTTCTATGGTAATCGTTGAAGTCATTGCCAACGTCCGGTGGCATGAAATACGGCAAGCCAATTCGCTTCGCTACCGTCTCACCCGTCTGGCTTGCGTCGTTATCCGCGATCACAAATCCATCCTTGGCTAGCTTGCCAAGGTTATGCGCCGAGAAACAAACGTGAATCGTATACCTACGCTTCATCGACTTTAAGATCATCCGAAGGCTTAACGCCGTGGCGTATCCCTCGCACCAAAAGTTTGGGCCTTTGTTATCAAACACAAACTCTGCCCCACTGGTCTTTTGGCCGAACAAAAACTTCTTTTCTCCGGCCTCGCTAATCATCTGGCATCCGACCAACCGAGTCCCTATCCGCATCGGGATCACCAGGATCTTTTCATTATCCTTAAACCACACATTCCCACGTTCATCCGGAAAACCTTTCCGTAGGAAGTACTCGTGGGTGAATAGTTCACACTGATTCAAGATCCATCCGGCCTTCTTAGCCGCACGTTCCTGCATCTCCTGTGTCTTATCGGTCGCAGCCTGAATGAACTTCTTAAAGTTCAGATCATCCTTATTGTCAGACTGCCACACCGACACAGCAGTATCCAACGCATGGTTCTGTACGAATCCGTACGTCCCCATCCATTTCACTGCGCCGTTCTTCTTATTCGGGTGATCCTCAGTCCTGTATCTCCTCCAAACACCTATCGGTGGTGTTTGGTCGATGATGATTCCATGCCCCCTGCAAAACGATATGAAGTCCATTAGATCTTCCTACTTTTGTATAAGAAATGTCTTAGCCGTTGTTTAATGAATCGTTCTGTCTCCGAAGTCGGTGGCTTCACGGTCTTATCGTCCAGGCCTCGAGGCCATACCCCAAACTTATCCTTGTACGTGTGTGCTGCTCGTCCTTCCCGCCAACCGTCATACATCACCTTCCACCGAAGTTGACTCCAGAAGTCCTGCTTGTTCTCCCTAGACATCGCACCCAACTCGGTCAGCTCTCCTGCCACCGAGGCTACCTTGTTCTTCCTCTCCCTTACATGACCACAGTTCGCACACGTATCCGAACCTTTAGGCCATAACGCCGAACAGACGGGACATTTACTGGCTTCTTTTTCCTTCTGGCTTGGTTCCTTCTTAGCCTTTTCCTTGCCGTCGTCCAACTCCTGAACACCGGCCTCGAATACATCCTCCCATTCGTCCCTAAAACGAACGTAGTTGCCCGAATGATCAAGCCATAGGGCGAAGTCCTTACCCGTGGCTCCACGCATCACACGGCCCATCTGTTGAATGTGTGAGGACAATGATTTGCTGAACGGCCTGGCACTCACGCCGATCTTCACATCCGGTACATCAAAACCCTTGGTCAAAATGTCCGTTGCGATCAGTCCATGTATCTCAGTATCTGGCTTGCTGAACTCCGTAATTACATCCTGCTTGAACTTGTCATCGTCCAGATATGAAACAGATACGAAGTTGTATCCCTGCTCTGCGAACTTCCGAGAAAGGTCTGCTCCATGCGCTACACCAGAACAAAAGACAATCGTCTTCTCTGGCTTACCAAATATTTCATGAGTCTTCTTTATCCATTCAGCAACAATATCTCCAGTGATAACCATCCCACGCTTTTCAGCTTCGCCTGATGACCATTCACCGGCTACCTTCTTGGCGCCGGTCATATCAATCTCTTTCGCCACAAAGACCTTAAGCGGTACAAGCACTCCCTGATTGACCAGTTCCTTGGTCGTGACCGTGGATACGACATGTTCATACACCGACCCAAGACCCTTTGTGAAAGGCGTAGCAGTCAGACCAATCACCCTGACATCTGGATTGTTCTTGATGAAGTCCATCGTCTGTTGGCGCGTTGTATGAGCTTCATCAACGATTAAAAGGTTAAGACCAGGAAACGATCCTCGCTTCTCTAACGTCTGTGCCGAGCAGACTTGGATGTTTTCGTACGGCCTCCAACGCCAGTGTTTGGCCTGCAACACACCGTGGTCGATGTTGTACCTATCGAGTCGTTTACTGGTTTGGTCGCAGAGAATGATCCGGTCAAGGATCATTGCTGCTTTGTTGCCCTTCTGTTTTGTGGCGTTCAACAGAGCAATCGCCATCTCAGTTTTTCCCGCACCCGTTGGAGCATATAGGATTTGACAACGTTTACCTGCTGCAAATCCCTGTCTCAACGCCTCGAGTGTGGCGTTCTGGTAATCCCTCAAATTAAGCATAAGTTCTCCTGCCGAGACACCCCTCGGCTTGGGTTAGTAGATACCGTGTTCCTTCTCTGTTGCCCTGACTAAACGCCAACCTTTGTAATCCAATGCAAGGAGTCGCATACGATCCTCCGGAATCGGCGTTTCACATAGATGCAAACTCTCTCGCAATGCTTGAAGTGCGTCTTCATCATGTTGCTCCCAGTCTATTGAATGAGTCCTCTTCCAAAGTTCTAATGACTGAATAGCCATCGTCATGGCCCTACGTGCGTTGATCTTCATTTCTTCTGCAACATGGCTACTTGTTTCTTCAACTGTGCATTCTCGTTTTGAAACGTGTCTCGAGATATGCGAAGTGCTTCATTCTCAATCTTCAAGATTCTAATTTCCTCCCGTAGGGATTCAATAGTCTCCTGCGCCATCGATGCATCCGGTGTAGTCCCCATCTTCGCTACGGCTAGCTGATCCTTCAACGATTCATTCTCTGCCAATAGATCGTCAACAGCATCCTTCTCTGGATTGAACTCTTCCTCCTTCGGTGGTTCAACCTTGATCTCAGATGTCTTGCCGGTCTTGGTGTTGAACTTTCTCGTCGTCCTGGCCGCACCCATCTCCTTGCGAAGCTTGGCTACCAGAGGAGCTGATACCTTACAGTTCCTTGCTATCTCGTTGTCAGCCCAGTCCTGCCATTCAATGTCTTCCAACATCGTGATGACAGCCTTGCGCTTGTCCTCATTCGTCCTCCGAAGTCCATGCAAAGCATTGGCCCCAAGCGAATGCAGGATCGCATCCCGCAGAGTCCCCTGAAGAACATCTGCATTGATCGCCTTCTTCTTCAGCCGACGATGCGCGTGATACCGGTGGAACCCGTCAACCAGATAATAATTAACGCCGTCTGAATACAACTGAACCGGTGGGAAGATAGACCCGTGGTCCATCGCTTCAGCGTACTCGCTGACCACCTGCTCGTTGATCTCGGCTCTGCTCTGAGTCCCTGCTCCGATGTTGATGATGTCGATATTGATAGCTGTCATTTGCCACTCATTGAATAGCCCAGCCAGAACCAGCGCCAGTAGGTTTGCACGTTCTTAGTGGTGTACTTCCTCCCGTCCCACACCGGTGCTGATCTGCCCGAAGCAGTCAACATCGTCTCAAAAATCTTTCTCGCCTGATCCATTTCGACTCCATAAAAGTATGAAAGAGTAGTCAGATTACCACTTGCGTTTACCAAAGTCAACTGGTATATTAGAGTCTGACCTAACAGACAGGAGATGAAATGAAAGACTACACGAACCAGGATGTACAGAAGCAGATCCTTGTAGATTACATGCACTTGATGATCGTTTTAGAGGAATGGGATGCACTGACAGAAGTGTCTGAACTCATGTGCCATTTCCCTCAGCAACCGTCATTTCTGAGAAGACATGATGAAGACCTGTCCGCCGTGTAATCAAAATTGCAATCAAGGTCGTCTATGTCCTGCTCGCATCAGTGATGCAGACATCCGAGATTGTATGGACGACATACCCAATTCACTAACCGCAGACAACTTTTTATACGCTTTTGCCCGAGCCATTGAATTTAAAGTGAGGAACTATGGATCACGCGATACACATCATGAGAGCAATCAACGCACTCAAAAAGATGCACAACCTGTGCGAGGAAAAGAACTTTGATGAGGCCATTGAGTGTGGGCTGGAGGCTATCGCTGAGTCACGCATGGCTACCTTGCTAGTACGCACAAAGGCTGGTGACAATGAACCATTCTAAATGTCCACCGTGTCATAACGAGTGTGGCAACGGCAGGCCATGTCCTGCGGAAACTCATCCTGCCTACGAACACTGGGAGAAGTGGTTCCCTAAGCACGGTATTGAACCGAGCAGATTTATCTTCTCTCGATCCAGCCATGGCAAGGCTTACCGTGCCGGTTATGACGCTGCAATCGAAGATACAAAGAAGATTGTCAAAGACGGTGAAGAGTGGAAGCTGTGGGGTAATGACCAAGCATGATCAAGATGAACGAACGGCTGTACGCCAGGATGATAAAGATGTTATTTGATGGGTGTACAGCTCAAAACGTTTGTGCAGAAACAGGTCTGCATATCGTGACCGCACAGTCTTATCTCCGTGCCTTACATGATGTGGGTGCGGTGCATATCTCGGGTTGGGTGAAGAATAAAAGAGGTGCCGACGCGACAAAGATCTACACCCTTGGGGTTGGTGAAGACAAGCCCCGATTTAAGTTAACTCGAACTGAAATAGCAAGGAGATACAAATTCAAACAGAAGCTTAGAAAAAAGATGGAACGGGAACAATCAATATTGAACCAGGAGATACAACATGAAAAATCATTTACTGATTCAGGCGTACGAACTATTAATAGAACAGCAGGACAAATTACTTCAACAACAAGAAAAACAAATCCAAGAATGGAAACAAGAGGCTGATCGTCAGAGTGCTAAGTACCTGCCCGCCGTACAGATGTTGGAAGACCACATCTTTAAAACTCAGGGATATAAAACCTTGTATGAGGTGGCTAGGAATATAGATATTAAGTATGCAGAAGATAACGGCAGGGTATTTGGTTTTGCTGAGACGGTAGAGATTGATTACGAGGGACGGTCATGAACAAAAACAAGTTAAACGATGTACTGCTTGCCATACCTGGTGGATCAATGAAGTTTGTCATGTCAAAACGGTTTGGCATTCTTGCTGTTCATACTGAAGATGTTGGCGGTCTTACTTACGTAGGACGATGGGTCAAGACTTCTGAGTTAGAAGATATTCCAGAAGGCTTATCAATGGCTGACGCTTCTAAGCTTGCAAAGGAGAAAGCTAATGAAACAAGTAAAGATGAATAAAGAAAAAAGAAAGCAAATGATCTTTGACTATCTTAAGAAGTTAAAGAACCCAGTGAATGCTTGGACGATTGGCGAGAAGTTTGAATTTACAGCGAAGCGAGCCGGTCAATTGTTAGATGAAATGGCAGCAGACGATATGGTTGTTAAGTCAAAAGGATTTAAGGAGCAAACCATTCCTTGGAAAAAGACTATCGTGAATTACTACGAAGTCAAAGAAGAACATAAAACCTACCAAGCACGTAAACCTAAAGTGCCAATGAATTGGCATAACCCGTTTGGTATAGGAGCAAGGGTATGAACCGTTACACAAAAGTTCGTGAGTTAGTCAAAGATCCTTCGCTTACGATCAAAGATATCGCGCAACAGACTGGCTATGACAAAGGCCATGTAAGTCGATTGAGAAAAGCGTCACAGCAATTTGAATGCCCTCGGTGCGGACATTGCTGCCAACCTCAGAACGACACACCACTTCGTGATTTCTTTGCAGCCAAGGCTATGAATCAGTTGTTTGAAGTCTGGGAAGACTTTGCAGGCTGGGGATTTGAAGATATTGCCGAGCGATCATATGCAATGGCCGATGCTATGTTGGAAGCGAGGGAGAAATGAGTGCGATGACAAAGAAAGAATGGATGGAGTACCTCGAGAAGACATGGGATGCCGCGCAGAAAGAAGCGTGGAGCGAGCCGCAATTTGAATGCTCGAGGTGTGGGCATTGCTGTAAGTCAGATCTGGCAAGGGTTGGGGAAGTAGGCGTGTGGGGTGCGGTTCAGTGCGAGCCGCAGGAAGCATTGGAAGATGGTTGGTGCGACTGGGTATGCCCCAAACCAAGGGGTTATCTTATGCAGTGCTGTGATTGTGAATTGATTCACGAAGTTGATTTTCGTGTGGTGAGATATGAATCTGAAGATTCAGAAGTCTATGAAGTTGTTTACGACCCTAACTTGCAAGCACAAATGCGACTCCGGCGGCGAGATGACCTGTCACCAAAGCGTGAATGGGTTGGGCTGACGGATGATGCTGTGTTTGAGCTGGCAGATACAAATCTCTACGATGGCGGCAAGAATTATGGTGTGCTTGCCTTTGCAAAAGCCATTGAGCAAGCCTTGAGGGAAAAGAACGCATGACGGACGAAGAACTGTTGAGGTATGCCGCAAAAGCGGTGGGGTACGTTGAACCAACGATGTACAGGCCGAAGACGAATTGTCTTTTGTGGGTCGGGAAGGAGTCCGGCGCATCCATATGGAGTCCTTTCCGAGATGATAAAGACGCTTTTGATCTGATGGTTGCATTGGATATTGGCGTTCACCACGGTTGGACGTTTGCAGATGAGAAGGTGCCGTATGCGAATGTATGCGCGCAACATATCCCGTCGATGATTGAGGTCGGGGAGATAAAGGGTGATGACCCGAAGGCTGCCACTCGCAGAGCGATTGTCAGAGCCGCTGCTGAGATTGGCAAAAACATGGAGAAGAATCATGGATAGAGAAGCTATTGAAGAAGCGATAGAAGTGCTGGAGGATGCAAGCGCAGAGATGCTGGCGGAAACAGGCGATGAAAATTACTACAGCGAAGCCATTGCCGTTTTACGCCAAGCACTTGTCGATGCCGACGACACATCACAAGAACGTGTTGATGAAATCGTAAAAGCCTTAGTGCTGGCTGATGCGCTAGAAGAACTTGACGTGCAATTCAGCCACACGGGTCTATGCGGAGAAGCCGCCGACGAACTGCGCCGATTGCATGTATGGGAAAAGGCTTACGA